CCTAAAAACCACATACCAATAAATCCCCAAGTTAATCCCTCGGATGATTTTGTTTTAATAGATTCTATTGCCTGTGGTAAACCACAAAATGCCAATAAAATACTACCTAACCAACCTATTTGTTCCATATTAAATCCCTTGTTAATGTATTATCAAATCTCATTTCATAATATTCGTATTCATTAAATCGAATATGCTTGAAGTAGAAAAACAATAATAATATAATCCATCCTAATCTATACATTTATTTTACCGCCACAAAATGATTTTTAGCTTGAAAATCTTTCCAGTCATAAGGCTTGATATTATCTTGCCAGTTGCGTTTTTTGAGAATATTAGTCAAAATCGGCAATTCAAAATCTCGGGCATCCTCTAAGGCAGTATGAGGTTCTGTAATCATTTCGTTATTAATAAAGCCACAAACAGTTTCGGCAGTAGTTTTAAAAGTCATATTACCATTTGCAGTAGGCTTATTAAACTGGTGATTATCTAAAGCGAATTGTTTAAATGCTTTACGATTGCAGATATTGCCAATTGAGGCTTGCCATAAGCAAAAACGATTATTAAAAACTGAAAGGTCAATACCTGTATTTGCACATTTTGCATAGTCAAAAGCAAGATTATATGCAGTTAATGTAGGATTATATTTGCCAATGGCTTGGTTAATCCATTTGTTAATTGCATTTACTGAAGCTAACATTCTAGTGCCATTATCTAGCAAGGCAACATATTGTTTTTTGCGTTTATTCAAACCCTCATAACCCCAGATATCATTTGCGGCTTTGTCGTGGAATAGTTCCATATTATCATAATGACCCTTGACCATTACGGCACATTGATTGTAAATAGTGCCATTACGATCAACGATAATGCAAGCAAAATCGGCAACAGTATCATTGATCGTTGTTTCTGTGTCGATAATTGCAAAGTATTGTTTTTTAGCCATTTATATTTTCTCGTTTAATTGAAGGTTTGATTGTAACACAAAGCAAAAGCCTTGTCAAGTGTAGGGTTATTAGTGACCTTGTTTAGAGGGTACATAAACACCCCGAATATTAAATCTGTCACAAACTGCTTTTAGATAAGTTGCATTATCTTCGTAAAATGTAAATTCAGCATCTTTGAATGTAATTAAATTAAAGAATTTAGCCAAACCATTAATTTTTAATGTAGAACCAGAGATATTAGAATTCTCAGGTCTTGAAATAATATAGTCAGGGCTTCCCAATACCTGATCGATAAATGTATAATCGGGGGTATTAAGAACACGGGCAGTAGCAATAATGACATAACAGTTTTCATCTTTTAAATCCTTTTTATATTGTTCGGCTAATGGCAAAAGCGAATCATTTAATGCCAAGTCTTGATTTTCTCTCCAGTATTCTAGATCGATTCTCTCGCCTTTATCGTCAACAATAGTGCGGTATCTGTGCAAACTGCAAACGATAGTTCCATCCATATCATAAATTGAAACACGATTAATTTTAGCCATTTTTTATATCCTTTAAACTTGGTGTAATTATACAGAAGGTTTTTTAAACTGTCAACAGATAAAAACTCACAGGGTTGTGAGATTTTTTCGCATTGATCTTTTCTGTGTTCATGTAGTCTATTATAACAGGGTTTTTGTGTTTGTCAAGCATTTTTTAAATTATTTTCTAGGTGTTTACCCCTATTGACAAGCCAGCCAGCCTATGCTATAATTTGGCGCCGCAAACCTTGGTATTCAAAAAATTTGAAAACAAAAGTATTACCGCGCCCTAAAGTCCGCGGAGTTTTGTCCGCGGGCGATTTTGAATACCTGAGTATTCAAAAAAGCCTGCAAACCTTGGTATTCAAATTATCGGCCTAAGGATACAATATCAATATCATAATATGCTTTGAAATAATTTCTCCAATGAGTGAAACCTGATTCTGTATCGTGGTCTAATTCTTTGTCATTTTCCATTTGCCAAGCATGGACGTATTCATGTGCAATTGTAGAGAATAAGTCAAGGTCTGATTTAATCTCACTGCTGGCAAACCTGATTCTGTGGTTTACTTTTTTATCTGAGATTTTTTCTCCCTCATACATTCCCATGCACGAATCGCCATCGAATCGCAAAACCTTGGTTTTTGCAAAGTTAACCCGATTTTTCAAATCGAATTCATCTTGTAACATCAGTTGAAATAATCTTAGCTTATCTGATTTAATCATAGTTTACTTTCATAGTTGGATTGAATACCATTACTGCTTGGAATTTACCTTCTACAATTGAGCAATAGGTGAATGGCAATTTTGCGAGGATAGCCTGGTTTAAGTATGTTTGCATTTCAATCAATTTATTGTTTATCATAGGGTATATTATAACAGGGTTTGGTTAGTGTGTCAACAGTAGGGGCAAAAGCCCCTACATTTTACAAGGTCTTTTCAGCCCTAATAAAATCGGCAATTTTCATCAAAGCAATTTTGTTTGCTTTGGTCAGTGATTCTGTGTCGGCTTCTGTCAAGCCCAAAGCCTCACCGATAAAATCGGCATGAACATCCTTTTTAATAGGTGTCTCGCCTGATTTTGTTTTGTAGGCTTTAGCTACATAAACCTTTTCTCGGGAAAGTTTAGCAACAACAGAACGAACAGTTTTGCCAAGGCTATCAGCAATTGCCTCAACTGTCATGCCTGATTGGTATTGAGCAACCATTTTTTCGGTTTGCTCTTGTGTGTAGTTTACAGTTTTTGTAGTCATGTTTTTTCTCCTAATTTAAAAATCTATTATATCACAGTGGCTTCATCATTGCAAGCCATACCCACAATGGAACAAAGGTTATTGCAACAAACAATGTTGCTTGCAATATTTCTTTTAAAAATTTATTCATGGTTAGTAACCTCTTTCAAACCTAATTTAGCCAAGTATCTGGCAATGTGTTTTACAGTATTTCCAAATTCATCTTTGAATTCTTCGTTAGTAACTACATAACTACCTTCAAAGGGTAAGTCATCTAAATTCAGGTTAAGTTGTTTTGTATAAAGCATTTTCATTTCTTTCAATCTATGGGTCTAATTATACAGGGTTTTTTAAGTTTGTCAACAGTTTTTTGCAACTATTTTCTAGGGGTTTTCCCTATGTAAACTTTTGTTTCCTTGTAGTCCTTTTCTTCCTTTGTTACCCTCTATTATATAGAGTCTAAAAATTTTGTCAAATCTTTTCTGAAAACAGAAGTATACATTAGCATAAATACAACATAGGGATAAACCCCTATTGACAGGGGGGTTCGGAGACTGTATAATCCCCCACGCTACACCACCCCCCGGCACGGCCACTATTAGGAAAATTTCCAAACACCCTAAGGTGCCAAAATTCGTGCTTGCCAAATTGCCCCTAAACTGCTATAATTACCCCAAAAGGACCAAATTATGACCACTCACCTACCTGCTGAAACCGTACGCATTTCACCCGAAGCCCTAGAAGTTGCCAATGCATACCTGCAATTAAACGACGCCAGAGCCGTTGCGCAAGAATTAGACCTTGACCCTGAAGTGGTAACCAACCTACTAGCTCGCCGTGAGGTCAAAACCTATATTGACAGTGTATTTTTTGATTCGGGCTACAACAATCGATTTTTAATGCGACGTGCCATGGATGCGCTAATCAAACAAAAGTTTTCCGAACTGGAAGAGTCGCAAACTGGGTCTACCAAAGACATTGCCGAACTACTCCAAATGTCGCATAAGATGTCAATGGATCTACTCGACCGTGAAATCGCCTTAGAAAAAGCACGACAGTCAACTGCACCGCAAAAGCAAGTTAATGTGCAGATCAACGAAGGTCTAGACGGATCAAAGTATTCGCAACTGGTACAAAAGTTGATAACCGGAGAAGGCGTCTAATGTTTGCAATTTTATTATGCATAGTCGCTGTGTTGTGGCTGATAGGAATGGTTTAAATGTTAGAAACACTTTGTGATATTATGCGTGACGCTTATAGTCGAAATTGGATTACATCACGCGATGGTAACTGTTCGGTGCGTCATGCCGACCGCGACCACTTTTATATTACTCCAAGTGGAGTACGTAAACAAACACTGCAGCCAGATCAGTTTAAAAAGATTGAGATCCGTACTGGCTATTATGGCCAACCTCCACAGCTATGGTACGGCCATAGTGAACTTGAATATACCCCAATCAGTTCCAACCTAAAGCCCAGCGGAGAACTTCCACTGCACTTTGGCTTACAAAAGAACATAGTTGGCGATACTCGTGTGGTTGTACACGTGCATCCTACCTATACCATTGCAGCTATGCATGCACACATTCAACTAGACCAGTTATACCGGAACTTTCCAGAACTATCACGATATACCCGTGTTGCACCCAGTGTAGGTGAAGTTGAGCCTATTAGTGAAGAGCTGGGTGCACAGTGTTGCCGCAAACTGGGTGTGGATAGTACTGGAAATTTAAACTATGACATTGTGGGTATACTTGGTCACGGTGTGGTTGCCGTTGACACAACACCTTGGCGTGCTTATGAACACATCGAACGCCTTGAACATATTTGCAAGATTGTACTTGCTTCAGGAAAATACTAATGCTCCTAGTCTCACGACCAGAAGTCAACTGTGATGCCATAGTTGAATTCGACCCTCAACAGCGGTTTATTAAGCTGCCGATCACAAACTACTTAAAGTTGCTCAATATCTGGGATACGATCAATCGTCCACAGATTGCCCTGATCAATGCCATCAACGACCCCAAGTATCGTTTTGTGTGTGCTGCACTGGCACGAAGGCTTGGTAAAACTTATATCGCCAATATTATTGGTCAACTTGTTACACTTGTTCCTGGATCGAATGTACTCATTATATCACCTAACTACAACCTTTCATCTATCTCATTTGAACTCCAACGAAAACTCATCAAACACTTCGACCTCGAAGTTGCCCGAGACAACCTCAAAGACAAAATCATTGAGCTGTCCAACGGCTCTACTATTCGTATGGGCAGTCTTAGTACCGTTGATAGTACAGTGGGTCGTTCGTACGATTTGATTATATTTGACGAGGCTGCATTAGGTGAAGGTGGTGAGGCTGCGTTTAATGTTGCACTACGCCCAACCCTGGACAAGCCCAACGCCAAGGCCATATTTATCTCAACACCACGTGGTCGCAACAATTGGTTTTCGCAGTTTTGGAATCGTGGTTTCGATCCCAACTTTCCTGAATGGATTAGTCTCCAGGCTGACTATTCGGAAAACACTCGCATGGCTGAGTCGGATGTGCAGGAAGCACGCCGAAGTATGTCAAAGGCCGAGTTTGAACAAGAATATCTGGCCAGTTTTACTGTGTTTGAGGGTCAAATTTATACCCTAAAGGATGAGGATGTTTGTGAAATTCCTGAGGACCTCAAAGGTGAGGCATTTGCTGGGTGCGACCCTGGTTACCGAGATGCTACTGCTCACTGCACTATCGTGTACGATTGGAACCGTGATTGCTTTTTTATTGTCGACGAATACTTAAAGTCGGAAGCAACCACCGAGCAACACGCTCGTGCGTTTACTGAGTTCAATGACAAGCATGGTGTTGAAGTAACTTTTATCGACTCGGCTGCTGCACAGTTTGCCAGTGACCTTGCCTACTTATACAATATTTCAACCACCAAGGCTAAGAAAGATGTATTGCCTGGCATTGCTTATGTGCAAACACTACTACAACAAGGCCGACTTAAGGTAGCACCACACTGCACCAATGTACGAGCAATGTTTGATCAATACCGCTGGGATCAACGTGAGGGGCTCCAACGTGAGCGCCCCATGCATGATGAGTATAGTCACATGGCTGATGCCGTGCGTTATGCACTGTATACCTACACGGTATAATGGCTGAGAAAATTTGTGCATTGACATTTGTTTGCTTTTAGGCTATAATACTAGGTAATTGTGGAGTAGTTTATTCCACTTTGGAGAATTTATGGACAGAACACAATATGAAAGCATGCTTAAAACGGCATTTGCTTCAGAATTTGCTTTTTACTTGAAAACGCATGGCTTTCACTGGAATGTGGAAGGAAGTGACTTTTACGAGTTTCATCTAATCTTTGAACGCATCTATTCAGAAGTATATGAGTCACTTGACACATTTGCTGAAGAACTTCGCGCCACACGTATTTATGCTCCTGCCAGCTTTACTCAACTAGACGAAATGTCGCTGGTTGAATGTCAAGAAGGCGTTCCCACAGCAATGGCAATGGCACAAGAATTGTTGGCCGATTCGGATGCTTGCGCGGAAATGTTCCGTCTTGCATTTGATGCTGCTGAGTCGATGGGCGATCATGGTTTGTCAAACTTTTTGGCAGATCGTCAAGACGCACACAAAAAACATAGTTGGATGTTACGTAGCTCATTAAAGTAAATGGCAAAAAACACAAACAAACGAATCCCAGTAAAATGGGTTCGTGACCGGGCTAAAGCAGCCTATGAAAAAAAGGATCGGTGTTATATCTGTGAGACTTCACAAGATTTAGAACTGCATCACCTACACTCAGTTACTCGACTCTTAGATAAATGGGCTGAAGCTAAAGGTTACGATATTTCAACAGACGATGGTATTTTAGCTGTGCGAGATGAGTTTATTGCAGAGCACCGAGTGGAGTTATATGACCAAGTTTACACCCTTTGTAATCGTCATCATGTAGCGCTGCACAGTGTTTATGGTAAAGCGCCTCGACCTGGTTCAGAGCCTAAACAAGCTCACTGGATCGATTCACAGCGTGCAAAACATGGTTCTGGTGATGTAGCTGTACCCAAGAAAAGCTTTGGTAGTTTTTTCTCTGAGTTTATTTAAGGGAAAAAACTATGGCATGGTTACAAGATACCACAAGCTGGATTCGTGAGAAGTTTAATCCAGCACAAGCTCGTATTGCTCAAGCAGCGGGCACACAGATTCCAACGGAATCAAAGATTACTTATCAGCAGAGTTTCCAAAAAATCGAAGCTGTTAATCGTTCAGTGAATATGCTGGTAAATGCCTGCAGCTCACTTGACTACGATATAAAAGACAAATTAAATGAAGGTGTTGTTAGCGGTATTCGTCAGAAGTCGCTTAATAACTTATTAAACTTCAGACCAAATCCTTACCAGTCAGCACAAGAGTTTCGTCAAGCAATCTTCACAGATTTTATCTTGGAAGGCAATGCTTTTGTACACTTTGATGGTGTATTTTTATACCACTTGCCTGCTGCTAATACAGAAATCTTAACTGATACCAAAACCTTTATTCGTGGATACCGCTACAACGGTATGATAATGTTTAAAGAAGAAGAAGTTTTTCACTTCCGTGATTTGAATTCACATTCAATCTATCGTGGTGCTAGCCGCTTAGAGTCTGCTCAGCGATCAATTGCTACCCTATATGCTATGCAAGATTTTCAAGAAAACTTTTTTGAAAACGGAGCTGTATTTGGTTTAGTATTAACTAGTGAAAACACACTTTCACAAGTTGCAAAAGAAAAAACAATTCAATACTGGTTACAAAAATATTCAACTAAACAAGGTGGCAAGCGCCCAGTAATTCTGGACAGTGGCTTAAAACCTGCACAAGTATCAAATCAAAACTTCAACGACATGGACTTTGATAATTCAATGAAGACCCATGCCGAAAAAATCATGCAAGCTATCGGTGTACCGCCAATCTTATTAGCAGGTGGTAATAACGCTAATATTAGTCCTAATTTACGATTATTTTACTTGGAAACAGTAATGCCTATTAATCGCAAATTTACTAGTAGCCTAGAACGATACTTTGGATATGATGTTGAAGTAATAACTGCGAATGTAAGTGCATTACAACCAGAACTAAAAGATATTGCTGCCTATCATTCGACACTAGTCAATGCCGGCATCATTACAGCTAATGAAGCACGACAAGAATTACGTTATGACAAGTTAGACGGTCATGACGATATAAGAATACCCGCTAATAT